CCGGTAATGGACGATAGGACACGAGATGGGGACAACAGCGATTTCGATCACACCAACGTGGCGAGTGTTCCACTCAATGAGCCGTTCATCGTAGGTGGTGAGGCGTTGATGTATCCAGGTGACCCACCCGGTAGCGCAGGGAATGTGATCAATTGTCGTTGCGCAATGACCTATATCATGAGGTGAGAGTATGGATTATAAGACTTTGAAAATGGACGGGGCTGAGGTCGAGGGACGAACCATCATCGGGTACGCATCGACATTCGGGAATCGTGACCTTGTCGGTGATATCGTGGTAGCTGGTGCGTTCAAGAAAACACTGAGCGAGCGCAAGCCGAAGGTGTTCTACAACCACATGTATCCTATCGGTTCTCCGGTGGAGATACACGAGGACAGCAAAGGACTCTACACCGAGAGCAAGATGAGTAGAACGCCACGGGGTGATGAGATTCTTGAGCTTGTCAAGGATGGTGTAATCAACGAGATGAGCATCGCCTATGAGGTACTCCAATACGAGGACGATTCGTCAAAGGGTGTGCGATATCTCAAGGAGCTGAAGCTGTTCGAGTACGGTCCGGTTGATTTTCCGGCTAATGAGAACGCTGTGATAGAGGGAGTAAAGACCTTAGCGGACAGACTTCGCAGGGGGAAGAAATTGGATAGTGGTAGCATTGAATCAATCAATGTTGCTATCGATACGCTCAAGCAGATATTAAGTCTGTCCAAAGGTGAGCCGTCAGACGATGACACTCACGGTGAGCCGTCTTTGATAGACACTCAATGGATTGCCGAGCTAGGCGACTTGGTGCATGAGTTGAGCGACTCAGCAAGAGTATAAGGAGAACGACTATGGATACCAAAGAATTGGAAGCATTGAAAACCGAACTCAAAGGTGCGACTGACAAGGTCAAGGCACTCGTTGAGAAGCAAGAGAGCGAGATCAAGAAGTATGGCGAGACGACCGATGCGACCGCAAAGGAACTCAAGGCGTACAGTGAGAAGCTCGATGCCATGGAAAAGGAAAAGAAGGAGCTTGCCGACCGTCTGGAAAAGATGGAGGTCAAGAGCAATCGCATGATGCAGGGCGCAAACATGGAGAACCGCAAGGCGACTCCTGGACTTCGCTTCATCATGAACGATGGATACAAGAGCGCACGCAAGGGTGGTATGTACAAGACCGACAGTGTAGATGTAGGGAATATCTTCGGCCTCAAGGCTGTGGATGCTACTGCACTCGTGGGTGATGGTGATGACAGAGCACCAGTATGGCCTGAACAGGTACCGGAGATTTTCTTTGACCCAGGTCAGAGAGCCATGACATTGCGTGATCTGATGAATGTCGGACAGACACAGAGCAACGCAGTCGAGTATTTCCAGGAAACCGAGTTCGATCCTGATGGTGCTGCATCGCAGAACGGTGAGACGAACGACAAGGCGCAGCTCGCCATGAAGTTCGAGAAGAAGACTGCAGCTGTGGAAACCATCGCTGCTTGGCTTCCCGTGTCCCGTCAGGTCATCGAGGACCAGGCCATGCTACAGAGTCACATCGACAGCCGTCTGGTGTACTCTGTGAACAAGGAGCTTGAGGATCAGATTCTGTTCGGTGATGGAACCGATGGCAGTCTGCTTGGAATCAACAACACTCCAGGAGTCAAGAGCATCGGCGCACCTGGCGTTGGCGAAACCTCGCTTGACATCATCCGCAAGGCAATCGCTCAGGTTCGCCTCAGCGAGTATGCAGCGACTGGTATCATCATCAACCCGTCCGACTGGGCAGAGATCGAGTTGCTCAAAGGAACCGATGACCGCTATATCTGGGGAACCGTCACTGACGGTGGCGCAGGCAAACTGTGGAGGGTTCCGGTGATCGAGACAACCGCCATGGAAGAAGGGCGTTTCCTTGTGGGAGCGTTCGGACTTGGGGCGCAGTTGTGGGATCGCATGGCTTCGACCATCCGTATCAGTGACAGCCATAGCACCTATTTCGTGAAGAATATGATTGCGGTGCTTGCTGAATTGCGAGCGGCTTTGACCGTGTACCGCCCTGGTGCATTCGTCAAGGGAATTTTCGATGACACCTTGTCCACTTGATAGGTAGGACTTTCGGGGAGGGGGAGCAATCCCCTTCCCCTGTATGGAGGCTTACATGGACAGGTTATATGTTCTGACAAGGACCAGTGGTAGACCGGAGTTTTTCAAGGCGTGCCGTGAGAGTGTCAAAGCTCTTGATTATCCTGATGTGGTGCATATCGTACACAGTGATGACCCACGCAATGAGCAGTATATAGATTGCGATATCCTTGTGCGTGGCGAGAAGCATGGCGCATATATGGGGAGCGCACCATATAACCTATATAACAATCGCCTGCTTTCGGTGATGGATAAGCCTGGTTGGGTGCATTTTCTGGATGATGATGATATGTACACCGCACCTGATATCTTCTCGTTCTTGGAATATGCTGATAAGAAGAAGATCCATGTGTGCCGTGTGATGCGGTGGAACGAACAGATATTCCCACGGGGAAATGATAACCGTCCATCATTCCAGACCGAGATATTCGTCACATGGTCTGACCTAGCGAAGAAAGGCAAGTGGTGGAGCGAGAAAGGTGGGGATCATTACTACAGCAGGCAACTCACGAAGATAGCGAAACAGGAGCATTACGATACTATCCTTGCCAAAGCGCAAGAAGGAAAGGGACACGGTAGGCTGGTTGATATCGGTGGTGCTACGATGGACTATGATTGTCTGAGGCCTGATTGCATGGTATATGTGAAGATGAACGACAGCTACAGAGGCAGAAGCGGTGGTAAGCTGTATCATATGCCATTCAGTGAGGCGAAGGTAATCGAGAAATACGGCTACGGACATGTGACCTATAAAAGCACAGAGGTCGTTGATGGTAGCAAGGTAGGACAGGGAATATGTTTCAAAACGGAATAACGAAACGGATAAGCATGCTCGATGAGGCTGGAGCAACTGTAGATGCTTTGCAGGCGTTGTTGAAGGTGGATGATGATGAGAGCTTGTTGCAGAGCTTGTTGCTCGTTGCCACCGAGTATGCGGAGCGATATCTGTCACGGACTATAGTCAGTGGAACGTGGATGCGACAGTTCGATGGTCCTGCTTATAGAAGTGGATTGCAACGAGAGGATAAGATGCTCAGGTGGGCGTATCTTCCGTATCCTCCATTGGTGAGTGTGGATAAGGTGTATTCATTGGACACTGAGGGAAATGAGACGGATATCACTGGGTATTATGTGGATGAGGCGAGCACTCCTGCACGATTGGTGTTTACTGAGACCTTTGGTGGCCGTAGCATAGCACAGGTAAGGATAGAGTATACGTGCGGATACGGTGGCGAGTATGCTCCCGGTGTTCCATATCTCATTCAACAGGGAATATTGCAACACGCAGCCTATATGTACGAGCACAGGGGCGATTGTGGTGCGGAGCAGGCAGCGAAACTCAGTGGAGCAACGGGTACATATGGGATGTACAGGGTTGGGTTGATATGATACCAGTGAAACGCAGTAGGTCCCAGGTATTGGTTAAGTACAAGTTCTATGTGGAGGATTATTGATGCGGTGTTTGGATATAGGACCAGGGGAGAAAGCTATCATCACCTATGAGGGGGAGCGGTGGGAGAGCCTACAGCATCCCGATAGTGGTAGATACCAACAAGGTGACATCGAGCATGACATCACGGCGTTCCCATGGCCTATAGCGGACAACACATATGACATCGTCCACATGTCGCATGTGCTGGAACACATCCCATGGTATCATACACTCGATGCTTTGCGTGAAGTGTATAGGATAACAAAGGGCATAGCAGAGATATGGGTGCCTGATTTTGCGGTGATTATCAATGCCTACCATCAAAAGACCATGGCTGATAATTGGCGCAAGTACAATGAGGACGATGATTATATGCTATGGGTAAATGGTCGCATATTCACTTATGGACCAAGACCACACCATGCGGTATTCGATGAGCCGTATCTGAGGCAGTGCATGGCAAGGGTTGGGTTCAAAGCACTGAGGCGATTGACCGAGCCGAGGGTTGATGCGCATAAGGGAATCAATCTAGGTATTGGGGGAATGAAATGAATTTCAAAAGTTATGCCGACTTATCAAGGGATGTCGCTCGGTTTTGCATGAAATTGCCGCCAGTGGATGCGGTGTATGGCATCCCACACACAGGGATGGTCGTTGCGGTCATGGTATCCGATATCTTGCATATACCGATGGTCCACTTGGAACAGGGCAAGCCGGTATTCGATAAGTTTGACAAACCACTAGGGACACTGTTGGTCATTGATGACAGCATCCTCAGGGGAACGACTATGGCGGATGCGGTGAAGGGCATAGACACTGATGCTACCATCATCACAGCAGCTGTGTATTATGATGATGTACAATGCGATTGTGTATATCAGAGGCTTGGGAGTCCACGGTTCTTCGAGTGGAACATATTCGCACACAAGTACAGACTTAAGGATGCTGCTATCGATATCGATGGAGTGTTGTGTCCCGATCCTGATGTGGATGAATACACCAGACAGAAAGAGTATGAGCAGTATCTAAGGGATGCACCGATGCTCTACCGTCCGATATATCCGGCCAAGAAGGTGGTCACCTCACGCATGGAGCGATATAGGAAGATAACCGAGGATTGGCTCAAGCGCAACGGTATCCAGTATGGCGAGCTTTGCATGTCGGTGAGGACCAATGCGAAGGAACGCAAACACGCACAAGACAAGGTGCGACACCTTAAGGGCATTAAGCTCATG